CTTACAACTATCGCTGGTAAATCTAAACATTTCAAGACAGGATTCTCGCTCTTACTGGCTTCTACTTACTTAAATAATTATCCAGAAAGCGCGTTACTATTTTATGATTCAGAATTTGGATCACCGCAGAGTTACTTCAAAGCATTCAATATTCCATTAAATCGTGTTATACACACACCAATCAGCGATGTAGAAGAACTTAAACATGATTTATCTGTTCAATTAAATAATCTTGATCGTAATGATAAAGTCTTTATTTTAGTAGATTCTATCGGTAACTTGGCATCTAAAAAAGAAACGGATGATGCTTTAGACGGTAAAGTTGTTGCCGATATGTCAAGAGCAAAAGCTATTAAGTCTTTGTTTAGAATCGTAACACCTAAGTTAACTATAAAGAACATTCCAATGGTTGTGATCAATCATACTTATCAAGAACTTGGTATGTTTCCAAAAGATGTTGTCGGTGGTGGAACTGGAAGCTACTATTCTTCTGACAATATCTGGATTGTTGGTCGTCAGCAAGACAAAGATGGAACAGAGATTCAAGGATATCATTTCGTTATTAACGTTGAAAAATCACGTTATGTTAAAGAAAAATCAAAGATTCCAATCACAGTATCATATGAGAATGGTATCAATAAGTGGTCAGGAATGTTTGATTTAGCGATTGAGTTTGGTATTCTTTCAAAGACTAAACCTGGTTGGTACGCCAGAGTTAACAGCGAGACTGGTGAAGTTGGAAACAACATGAGAGCCGGCGATATTGTTGATAATACAGAATTCTGGGAAGATATTCTTAAAACAACCAAATTTGCTGATTGGATCTCAAAAAAGTATAGTATATCGCACGATACAGCGATACTCGGAGACGATGAAAATGTCGATTGCTAAAATTTTAGAAAGTTATAATGGTAGTGAAAAAAATAAATTAGCTTCCATAATAACAATTGGTCCAAACATGTATGTTGAAATGTATGACGACGAGATACTCGTAGATATGGTTGACATACCAGGTAAATCTGGTTTAGAATACGCCAGGTCTATGGCTGAGAGGTACTGTAACGGTCACCTCTCAGCCAGAAATAAATTCTGGTAAGGAGAATTTTATTGAGTTTTGAGCATATTATATTTAGTAATTTGCTATTTCGTGAAGATTATGGTAGGAAAGTAATACCCTTTTTAAAGAAAGAATATTTTCAAGATAATTCAGATAAAATTATTTTTGATCTCGTTGAATCTTATGTTGAAAAATATAACAATTTTCCATCAGTAGAAGCCTTGCTGGTTGATCTGTCAAACAAAGATGGTGTCGATGGTTCTGTCTATGAAAACACGGTTAAAACTATCAAGGCGTTTGAACTAGATACGTCCAGTGATTTGGAATGGCTCATTGATAAAACCGAGAAATATTGTCAAGAACGTGCCGTATATAACGCTATCATGAATTCTATCAAGATTCTTGATGGTAAAGATACTAAAAATAACAAGGGTGCTATTCCACAGTTGCTAAGTGACGCACTCTCAGTTAGTTTTGATGATCATATCGGTCACAGTTACATTGAAGACAGTGATCAGCGATACGAGTTTTATCATCGTGTTGAGAGTAAAATTCCGTATAATCTGGAATATTTTAATAAGATTACAAACGGTGGTTTGCCAAGAAAGACACTGAACATTATTTTAGCTGGAACTGGAGTCGGTAAAAGCTTGTTCATGTGTCATCAGGCTGCTGGTAATTTAATGGACGGTAAGAACGTTCTTTATATTACGCTTGAAATGGCAGAAGAACGAATCGCAGAACGCATCGATGCTAATCTTCTAGATATTACTCTAGATGATTTGAAAAATATGAGTAAAGATGAGTATATGCGAAAGCTTGAAAGATTAAAGAATAAGACTGCTGGTAGATTAATTATTAAAGAATACCCAACATCAACAGCCGGATCATCTAATTTTAGATACTTGTTGAATGAATTAAAGATCAAGAAGAATTTCAAACCAGATATCGTGTATGTTGATTATTTGAATATCTGTGCTTCTTCTAGGTTGAAGTATACTTCAAATGTTAATACATACATGTATGTTAAAGCAATTGCAGAAGAACTTAGAGGTTTAGCAGTAGAGTTTGATATTCCAATCATAAGTGCTACGCAAACTACGCGCAGTGGCTACAGCGCGTCAGATGTTGGTCTTGAAGATACTTCAGAAAGCTTTGGACTTCCGGCTACTGCAGACTTCATGTTTGCTCTTATTAGTAATGAAGAATTACAGAGTCTAAACCAAATTCTAGTAAAGCAATTAAAGAATAGATACAATGATTTGTCTGTTAACAGGAGGTTTGTTATCGGTGTTAACAGAAAAAAAATGAAATTGTATGATGTTGAAGAAAGTGCACAGAAAGATCTAGTAGATGATACACCCATCATGGACAAGGGTTCTTATGGCGATAGAGAAAAAGCTACACGAAAAATAAAATCTATGAACTTTGATGATTTCAAGTAATTTGGAAGAGAGTTAGAAATTCTAACTCTCTTTTTTTATAAATAATCTCTGAAATATATTTCTGAGCGGATTTAACTAAATGGCTTCTAAAAACGCGGATGTATTTAAGCAGGTTGCAGATTTATTAGACTCTGTATCAGTTAAATACAATTTTCAAGTAGCTAAAAATTTACAAACGGGCAAACCATCTTCTGATAAAAGTGGTGGCCGCGAGTATCGTATGCAATTAATTAATGTCAGCTTAGATAAATCCGAAGAATACAAAAAAATATTACCGAGTCTTATTCAAAATATACCAAGCGCGAGTCAAGTAAAATTCAATAATTTATCACCCAACAGTTCAAAATATTCATCCGTTTCATTTGTTTATGAAAATAATTCGATAGATGTTGTTATAGCAAAGGGTTCTAACAAGGGTGAAAATTTTGAAAAACATACTGTTAATGATCTAAAAAACTATTTTGCACGCAGTAATGTAAATACAGATTACGACAAGCTTATTAATAAAATGATATCATCTAATGATGAATTTGCTAAGCATGAAATGGTTAAGGTTGATCAACGAACCGGTTCAACACGAAAAGAAAGTGCGCCGATTGAGAAATTAGGCGAAATCATCGGTGATATTGTCATTACTGATAGCACTGGAAAAAAATGGTTTATTTCTTTAAAAGACGTTAACGGTGATACGTTTAGTTCATACTCAGGTGCTTCAACACTTTTCAATAAAGATGGTGATCTAATACCAAAATCAGACGGTGCTAATTTTTTAAAAGTTTTTGGTGTCGATTTAAATTTAGTACAGTCTGGTTATGATTTAAGAAATAAAAATAAAAAAGATAGATCATACATTCCTGTAGAAAAAGCGAATCAGAACGTATTAAAATCTATATTTCAACGCGCTTGGGGTATGAACTATTTTTACGTTAGAAAAATAAGTAGTGGTGATTGGAAAGTATTTTGGATCGATAATGATGTATTAAATAGATTAACTTCAAATATTCGAATAGATAGTATTAAGTATCCGTCTACATCGGTGAAACAAGTATCAATATACTGTAGCAACTCTTACGCAAATTATCTTGTAGAAATAAGAAATAGTAAAGGCGGAGAGTACCCCAACGATATAAAATTTAAATGCAAATCTTTATCACTAAAATAACAACTTGGTAGAAATATATGCTTACTTTTTCTAATTTTATCAAAGAATCGCTTGATGTTGATAAATTAAAACACTTAGAACACGCAGAAGATCATATAATACACGGCGGCAACGAGGGTTTATCCCACGCTATAGGTAACTTGAATGATCTTCATCAATTTTTAACGGGCGCTAAATCAACCAGCAAATTTACTACTAAGTATGATGGTAGTCCGAGCGTAGTATTCGGTGTTAATCCAGAAAATGGAAAATTTTTTGTAGCATCAAAATCGGCTTTCAATAAAAATCCAAAAATTAATTACACACCTGAAGACATTCAAGCTAATCACGGTCACGCACCCGGCCTAGTTCAAAAACTAAATCAAGCATTACAACACTTACCTAAAATAATGCCAAAAGATAAGAATGGTAAGATGGGTGGTGTTTATCAGGGTGATTTTCTTTATGATAAAAATGATATTGAAGACGAAGATGGCAAGTATAAATTTACACCGAATACTATAACTTATTCGGCTGATAAAAATACGCCACAGGGTAAAAAAATTAACGATTCACAGATCGGGTTTGTTGTTCATACTAAGTATGAAGGAAAAGATCTTCCTAGTATGAAAGCTGGTTTTGATGTCGATCATTCACGATTCAATCAACATCCGGATGTTAATCTCGTAAATCCCGAAATAAATGACACGTCTAAAACACAATACACTAAATCTCAACAAGATAAGTATCAACAACATATCATTGATGCAGCTGATACTTATTCAAAAATGAATCCGGAGTTTTTGAATAAACTCAGTGATCATGATGAAATGCTAAAAAGATATATCAATCAGACTGTTAGAGATTCTAGTACACCAAATTCTGTCGATTATTCATCTTTTATTGAAGATAAAAGAAATAAAGAACTATCTAAGCTTAAAACACAAGCAGCTAAAGATAGAAAAGCCGATAGCTTTAATAAATTAATTTCTGATGTTAAAGATGATCGTGATAATTTTGATAAATCTTTTAATCTTCATCATCATTTGCAGAAAGCTAAAGATGTACTAGTAACATCTCTTGGTAATCCTACAGATTTCGAACACAGTGTAGGCGGAAAAACCGTTAAACCAGAAGGCTTTGTTTCTATTAGAGACGGTCGACCGACTAAACTGGTTGATAGAGCAGAATTTAGTAGATTAAATTTCGCTAATAACAGGGGTGCTGGTGAGTCTGATACCAGTACGTCTGAAGATCTCGGTGTTAAAAAACCACACGTATTTGCTTTCGGTAGAATGAATCCACCAACTGTAGGACACGACGCTTTAGTAGATAAAGTTCATGAATTAGCGGCCGCTAATAAATCAGGACACTCCGTTGTACTATCTTCTTCTCAGGATCCAGAAAAGAATCCTTTGAGTCCGGATCAAAAACTTAAGCACGCTAAAAGATTTTTTCCTAATACTAATATTAGTGTTGCTTCCAAAGATTCGCCTTCGTTCATAGATCAAGCAGACAATCTACATAAACAAGGTGTTGATCATCTCATTATGGTAGCTGGTTCGGACCGTGTTGATGAGTATAAACAGTTACTTGATAAGTATAATGGTAACGGTCCAAATAAAAGATTCAATTTTAAACGCATCGATGTAGTGTCAGCTGGCCAACGCGATCCGGATGCCGAAGGTGTTGAGGGTATGTCAGCATCTAAGATGAGATCACACGCTATGGATAGAAATTTCAATGAATTTTCTAAGGGTATACCCAGACACGTTGATCCGGAACACGCTAAAGAAATGTATAACGATGTTCGTAAAGGAATGGATATAAACATCGATCAAAACACTTCTGGTATCTCATTATCACGCTACGCTAAAAGAAATGATGAGATAGGAATGAAAGCCAGAAATGAAATAGAACGTCGCAAGGTAACAAAGAAGCCAAAAGCTATTAAAGAAGATAATGTTATGACATCTTCTGGTGGAGAAATAAGAGGTCTAGGCTTAGTATCCGGAAATCCTGCTGGTAGTTTGACTACATACGCAGCGCTGAATACTGCAGATGCTGATACACGTGATCAAATACTCAAAGGTTTGATTAAATTTAATCATTATGATTATCATGATAGTACAGACCCAAATAAAAAAGATAAAGCTAAGGTAATAACTAAAAAATAACCATCTTTATAAATAAAACAAAAAGAGTAGTGCTATGAATCTAGAAGAAAAACGCGGTCTTTGGGATAATATACATGCTAAGCGAGAAAGAATTAAACACGGTTCTGGTGAACGCATGAGAAAGCCGGGTGAGAAAGGTGCACCTACAGCTGCTGACTTTAAAGCTGCTAGTGAAAGTGCAGCAGCATCACCACACGAAAAATCAAAACATTTTAAGACACCGGAAACATCTGAACTACAATCGGTAGATCCAAATGATCCTGATTCAAGATTTGATGGCACTAAGTCAGTTGTTCGTGTGTATAAAAAAGCTACACCCGGTCAAATAGTAAAAAAGGTAGTTAGAGAAGCTAGACTCGTTGAGTGTAACGGCAATTGTACATGCGGTAAATTTCCTCCAGTCTCTGAAGCTGAGTATCACGGCAGAGAAGTGCCGCTTAATAAGCCTATGAAAGGTGATGTTAAGAAATCCAAAGTTTATGTTAAAGATCCGAAGACTGGTAATATTAAGAAAGTAAATTTTGGCGATAAAAATTTGTCAATCAAGAAACATATTCCTGCTAGACGTAAATCATACTGCGCGAGATCAAGCGGCCAGGGTAATTTAACAGATAAGACTAGTGCAAATTACTGGTCAAGAAGAGCTTGGAACTGTTAATGAAAACGTTTAAACAATATAAAAAAGATATCGATGAGCTCAGTGTTCCGCAAGGAACTACTGGTAAGCGCAAAAACATTAGTACACCGATGGTAGCTATACGAATGGCGTCTGGTAAGATAGAGAAACATCCACCGGGCAAAAGCGGAAGTTCTGGAGGTGGGGGTAACGGAAGTTGAACTTTATAAGTTATCTTTTTAGAACTTTAATATTACAAGAATATTTTGATACGATAGTTAAACAAAAAATGTCAGACAATATCATTCCAGTCAATGATACTGATCACCAATGCGATGAAAGTAAGGATAAAAAAACAAATGAATAAGACTAACTTGATTGAGCAGCTTAAAGTGATTTTAGCTTCTACTTTTTCTTATTATTTAAAAGCTCACAACTTTCATTGGAACATTGAAGGTCCCGATTTTCCGCAATATCATTCATTTCTAGAAACAGTATATACTGACTCATGGGAAGCAGTTGATGCTATTGCTGAAAAGATTCGCATGTTAGATGCTTATGCGCCGGGTAGTCTTGATAGATTCAAACAACTAAGTAATATTGAAGATCAGACTAATATTCCAACAGCTTTAAAGATGATTAAAGAACTTTATAACGATACTTCAATCTTACAAGATGATATTAAGTCTGGAATGAAACTGGCAGATGAAGCAGATGAACCATCTATTTCAAATTTCTTACAAGAAAGATATGACGCACACGCTAAGTTAAAGTGGATGATGCGTTCTATAACAAAAGGTTAAAGTAAATGGAAGAAGATACGCGCTTTAGATCTCTAGAAAATATCATTCGTGACATGCACGCAGAAGGAGTCACAGGAACTGGTAGAATGGCTGGTTCTAGAAGCACTGCGTTTAGACAGTCATCTAAATCAAATTCTACTGGTCAGCACAATCACGGCATAGACATAGGTGCTAGAAGAAATTACGCGCACGAGTTGGCTGCTAAGAGAAAATCTGAAGCCGAAAAGAAAAATCGTGAAAATGAAGTACACAAAAGAGAAGTGGCTTTTGTTAAAAGAAAAGAAGAAATGCTTCAACACGCTAAAACAAGCCATAAGAACATATATCACAGCGAAGAAGTTGATCCAAACGCTGGAACATCAGCACGTGTTAAAATTAAAAACGTATCACGCCCAGATGACGCTGACCCAACATCACCTAAATCTAAACTTTCAAAAACTTCAGAGATAGTAAGAAAAATTATAGAGGAGAAACCAATGCCAGTAACAAACAACTTAGGATCACCTGATGATTTAATTAAAGCGGTGCGTTCTGTTTTAGAAGTAAAAGATCCTAGAAAACTACATGGTGGAAAAACACAAGTAGATACTAAACCAACACTATCAATGCAAGAGAAATTGTCAGATAAGCAACAGAAAATAGCGGCTGCTGCTGGTGATAAAGATAAGATTGATTCTGACGATTTTAAAGCTCTTCGAGATAAGAAGTGTTCAAAGTGTGGTAAAGTTAATTGTGATTGTGCTAATGTTAAAGAAGAAGTTATCGACGAGCGTGAATTAACACCCGCTGAAATGGAAAAGCGCGAAAAATATGTTAAAGGTATGAAATCAAAGCTTTCTGATTTTGAAAAAAGATACCCCGGTCGCGGTAAAGATATAATGTATGCTACTGCAACCAAAATGGCAAAAGAAGAAGTTGAATTGACCGACGAAGAGATTGAAACATTAAATCAAATCTCATCTCAATTTAATGATGAGTAATACTAATTGATTAAAAAATACAAAGAGTGGTTACTTGAGTCTAAAAAGAGCAAGAAGGGAAAAACTATCCCTTCTGCTCAGACTATAATTTCAGCACCACTGCGCGGTCAGAATCAAGATCAAAGCGGTGTCGGTGTATCACACAGTACAGCTGATTATACAATTTCGGATTAATATAAATATACAAAATTCGGGATTAGTAAACTCGCAAAAAGAAAAGGATAATACGCATGCAATGGGGTAGAAACGATCAGTCTGTCACTGCCAACAGCACGACAACCAAAGAAACTTCTACAGGCGCACCAATCGGTACTTATGTTTTAGTTAAGGGTGATGTAGTTAATCGTGTTGATGGTGCTAATGCTCATTACGGTAATACTTCAGCTGGTTCTAGAGCTAGTGTAGATGTAAACATGTTTGGTAATACCACGATGGGTGCATTTATTGCTAATCAAGCTGTAGGAATTTTTGGTGTAGATACTGCTGAAATTGCTGTAGCTGCAGGTAATATTGCGCAAGCATACGTAACTTTTGGTGGTACAGGTTACACAGCTAACGCTGTAGTTACTCTAACTTATAATGGTTCTTCTAATGCTACAGCTGTAAACGCGTTTGCTAACGTTAGTGCTGGCGTAGGTGGTAAGATCACATCTCTTAAGATCGCCCAGCCAGGTTCAACATGGGTAACAAATCCAACAGTTACTATTGCTGCTCCTTCAGCTATTAACATTACTGCTAACTCCACTGGTTTCAGTAACACAAATGATACCATTCTAATCACTACAGCTAATTCAAAGTTCCAAGCGAGTAACAGACTTTATTATACAGTTCCAACTGGCAATACACCAATTGCTCCTCTTACCGGTAATACGTACTATTATGTCTCTTTTGCTAACACCACAGCAGTTAAACTATCAGCTACACTCGGTGGTGCAAACATTGATATTACAGACGCGCGTACTACAAACCCAGGTGAAGTACATACTTTTACTGGTGATACTGCTACCGGTTACGTCGTAGTCAATGGCGGTCAGAATAAGGGAATTTCACACGCTGGTTGGGTAGTTCGTAGAGAAGGCACTGGTGGTAGAGCCGGTCGAGTTCATTATGAAACACTCGTAGCAATGGGTTCACTTGGTGCTCAGACTGCTCCGTACGGTACTGCAGCTTCTGTTGCGGATGCTTCTGACGATACAATCCTACCAGAGTAAGGTAAAACTCGATGGCGAGTGAAGCTAGAAAAGTATCTAATCTTGATATTACTACAACCTTATCATCCAGTGATAGGGTTGTAGTATTAGCGAATCCATCTACAGCCGCTAATGTAAAGACTATCACCGCCAGCAATTTTGCTAATGCATTGATATCTAGTAATATATTTCCTGTAGCTAATACTACTCAACTTGGTCTTGTTAAAATAGACGGAAATACTATTACTATTTCAAACGGCGTTATTTCTTCTACTGCAAATAATTACAATCAAAACTTAAATACCACGAGTAATGTTACTTTTAATACTATTAACGTAAGCACTTCTTTAACAACAGCAAACATTACTTCGGCTAATAGTTTAACTATAAACGTTTCAAACGGAAATCATAGCTGGGTTTATCTAGCAAACGGTGAACTTAAAGCCGGCGGCAATATAATACCTGAAGCAAATAATGTATACACACTCGGCAACAGCTCGATGCGCTGGAACTCTTTATGGGTCGGTGGTAATTC